CCAAGCGTCGAACCACTAATCCATAGATGCCGCGGCGTGTAACTCAAACTGATGCTGCTCCGCACGACCGGATTAGTCGGGTCGCGCATGTCGAACGACACGAGCTTCGGCGAGCTGCCGCCTAGTCCTATGAACAGACCGTTAGCCGAGCTTACGCACACCACAGACGTTCCCGTCCCTGATCCGGTTGCGCTACCGACAATCGAAGGGCTTGTCGGCGCGACATCAGACTTGACCGCCACGCCGCCCTTGACGTCTAGTCCGGCGTTACACGGCCCCCAAGTTGAGTAGAGCGTACCGGACCCGGTGCAGCGCATAGAGCGCGAGCCGTGGTACGCATCGGCATCGTCTACTACCCAGTCGCCGCTAGTCTTCCAGGAAGCCGGCTTGCCGGCACTGACCCGCTCAAAGCTGTAGTTGTCCACAACGTTCTCGTGCACAGTTCCAAGCGAAGGAATAGAATCCAGTTCGATCGTGCCACCGCGGATGTAGATGTTGTAGAATTCCGCGTTGCCGTTCTGGAATATGGCCCAACCGTCCTCGCCCTCTACGTAATTCGCGCTGCGATGTGTCCCGGTTGTCACCAGCTCCGAACCATCCCAGGCCAGCTTCGGATCAGAGGAACCTCCGAGCTTGAACGTGCCGCTGTCAAGGTTGAACTCAGTCCCAGCATTGCTGCCCCAGTTGGTAGAGCGGAGCGTGCCGCCGATCAATGTCCGGCCCTTGATGTCGTACTGAGCGATGATATGCTGCGCGGCCACGGTGTCGGCTAGCAGGTTGTCCTGATCCTCCTCGTTGGGGGTGTAACCAGACCCGGTACCGTTGTGGATCGTTCCCGTGGTCTCTGTCCCGTCCCTGGCCACGACCGTGACCTTGTACTGATACGCATAGCTCGTGTTCAGTGGCGAGTGCATAAAGCCGGTGGTCGTGGTGCCGATCAAACTCCAGGAACCTGGGAATCCGCCGCCAGTGTTGACGTCCACATAGACCTTGTAATAGGAGAACCCGGCCCACGTTGTCTTTGCAGCGCGCATCTTGAGGAAGATCCTGCCAGCGCCTACGATCACGGCCTCGGCATTCCCTGTCCCCCAATCGTCTATCTGAATGTCCTCTGAACTACTCAGTCCAGAATCGCTAACCTCGGTAGAAGGTAACCCCTGGTTGCCGGCCCGGTCAACCGCGCACACCACAAAGTAGAACGGCCCCAAGCTTGATCCATCCAGCGCGTAGGTGAACGTTTCGGCGTTTACAAACCAAACGCTGTCGTAGGTGCCAGGATCACTGACGTCAATGGATGGCGTCTCTGACACGAAGACCCTGTACCCGGCGAGGGCCCCGAACGGAAGGTCCTCGCCGTCTGCGCGGACCGTAGGAGCCGTCCACGATACGACTATGGCCTCGACTACACCGCTCGCTGTCACTCCTGTGGGAGCGCCTGGTGCGACAGACCTAGATGGGAGCCGCGCCGCGACCGGCTTGCTCCATGCCGATAGGTTGGATCTTACCCCGTAGATGTGCGGCCTGATGTAACCACGCGTCGCCATTATCCCGCCCAACTCACGTAGGTCAGCACGTCATTCTGTGCTGTGAAGTCGTATCCTGCCTTTGATAGTACGATGGTCATCTCGGGGTAGGTCTCGATGTCAATAAAGAAGGAAGCAATCCCGTCGGCGCCAGTCACAAACGGGTTGGCTTTTGGAGTGGTCGCGGCCTTGTCCTCGTAGATGTCGGCTGCGTCCGTAGTGCCGGCCTCGTACACCGTCACCGTTACGGTTGGAATGATCAACCCCGTCTCATCTACGATTGCTCTCGCCCATCGTCTGTACGTCGCCATATTACCTCCTCGTACTCACTGGAACAGATGCGATCTCACAGATCATCCTCTTCCCCTCACCGAGCCCCTCAATCTGAACGTAGGGGTAGATGTCCGTGGCTACATATGTCCAGTCTCCACTCGCTCTCAGGATCTCATACGTCTCTCCGTTGGTGATCGGGTCATCTACAGGATCTATCGTGAGAACTGTCGCTGTGTTGGACAGTATCCGGCGGCACACGGCATTGCGCGCCGGAGGGGTCAACCACAGGTAGTGACCGGCCAGTGCGCCTGGCGTCCAGGACTTGGACGTGTCCTCGACAGTGTTGGATGAGCCTCCCGTCGCAGTCCCGTAGTCTATGAGCGTTCCCTCTCTGTACCGGACAAGGTAGCCGGAGATGTTCCAGCTACGCGTGCCGGCCCAGCGGACGTGCAGGACCGGCGTGGAATCTCCAGAAACACCTTCCCCCCAAACCCCTAGCGCCTCCGGCTGGGATGGAGGCTCAGGTATCGGTCCCGTGCGCTCATCCCTATCGCGGTCGTGCTTCCCAAGCCAGTCGGTGCGCGCACGCGAGAACCAGTACCTCCGCGCGCCGATCCGCTTGTACAAAGCTCCGCGGAGAACCGTGGAACCTACCGTATCCCCCTGGCCGATTGTCATAGTGATGCCAGTGACTCCGAGCGTGACCGTCTCTGACGGCGTGTCAATTGTTACAAGTTCGCCGCCCTCGAATCCAAGACACAGCCAGGGGATATGCGCCTCAGCGTTAGGACATGGCGAGGAGAGATCGTGTAGCGCGTAGTCTGCTAGCTTCACGGCCTCGGCGCGCGTGTCAATTAGCGATCCGGCCTTTTCGACAATGCGCATGTACCGGTGCTTCCTGCCGGTTCCATCTGGGACGCCATAGACGAGCCGCGCCGCCTCGTTCGCCGCATCTACCACGGCCTCCTTGCCGGTTGAACGTTCCCGGTAGACGACCCGCACCGCCGTGCGCACGTTCGCCTCGGTGTAGTCTGTCCGGAACAACCGGATATTCCCGCCGATGGTAAGATCCGGGGTTACGTTGGATCGGTCCGGGTCTACGATCGTAGGACGAAAGTCCCCACTCCCGCCGTGGTACTTCTCCGCCAGGACGTACCCGATCGCGTTCACGGGACGCTGGATCGCCTCTAGCAGCGAAACATCCCCGATCTCGTACTTATAGACGTAGTACAGAGGATCGTCTTCTATCTCAATCACCGGCGCGAACCCGTAGTCGGTCAGTATCTGGTTCAGACAGTTGGTCGCTGCCGAGATGTACGTGTCGCTGTACACGCGCCCTTCTCTGATGTCAATGTAGTAGTCGGCGTACGGTTGCAGGATGCCGACTACGTCAACGTCTAGCGTATCGTCTCCGTTGACGTCCTCGGTGCCGCGCGTGTTACCAGGTCCAACGTAGCCATCAAAGACGGTGGCAGGCGTGTTGCCTCCTTTGCCGATCTTGATCTTGACCCTGTTATATCCCCCGAGAAGCGGAACGCCAGATGGGTTGAAATCCGACGTGTGACCGGGATCCAGTGACTCGCCGGCATCCCTGAACGGCGCATGGTTGGCTAGGGTTAGCGTCGCCGTCCATGCCCCCGTGTCATGCGAATAGACCATGGACAGCGCCAGTACCCGCGACTTTCCTGGGAACGATGATCCGCTCGGAGAACACAGGTTCACGTCGCCCAAGGTCGGGTGCGATACCACTACTTGGACGCCCGTTACCTGTGTCGCCGTCAGACCATCTGTGATCGTCCTCACTTGCGCGCCGCCTCCAGGCTCATGACCTTGGTCTCGATGGCTTCTACGCGTGCCTTGAGCGCAGCGATCTCATCCTCCACCATCATCGGTGGCGGCACTTTCGACCAGTCAGGCTTGTGACAAATGACAACGGGTAGCTTGTCGGTGCGGCCCTTGGAATGAGCCATAACAGTGACCCAGTGTTCGCGGTTGGCATAACCGGATACGTCGGTCGTAGATTCCACCGTGAGCAATCCGTTCTCATCTAGTTTGACTCCTGGGATAGGATCCAGAAGCTCCCACTCCTCGACAGGTTCTGTGGCCCCGAACTGGAGCTTGTTCGCTCCCTTCTCTGGAATGTAGCAGAACGTGTTCCCATCATTGATCTGAAACATTGCATCCCTCCATGTATTTTATTCCATTCAGCATCGTCTGAGCGCGCGCCACTTCCATGAGTTTCTCGGCGCTTGCCCCCCAGCATTCCTCTTCAATCTCATTGCTACGCATTCTATCAGTTATGGCCAATCCGCGCTGCGCGCAGGCATAAGCGGATTCAGGATCGCCATGCGCTAGCCAAAACTGCGCTAGCCTGATCCATGGCTCCCGCTGGGACGGGTTCTCGGCCAGCGACCGGAGCATCCAGACGGCGATCTCGTTCGGATCCCTGCCGAGCTGGTTCAGACAGTACGCGATCAACCGGCAGCTAGTCGAACGCGTCTGTGCGATGCCATCTACGTCCTCGTACGGCTCCAGGTAGCGGTCACAGATAGCCAGGTGACGCTTCAGCTCGGCAATGGCCTCCTCGTATCGTCCGTGGAACCAGAGTTCGCGTCCGTATAGGTGGGCACAGCGCTGATCATCAGGATATTCCTCGGCAGCTTGTTTGAGAAGCTCAATCCTGGACCAGCGCTCCTGCTTATCTGTGTCGGGGTAGTGGCGGATCAATTCATGTTCGCAGGTGGTTACATATTCGCCAGGCTCTGTACGTACCAGAGTCTCATGGATCGGGTAGCGCCAGATATACCCATGGCGTGAATGTATCTTGAACCCCCACACAGAAAGCCTAGGGATCGTCTGCTCTCGGTCCTGCCAGTTGTGAATGAACGGGTAACGAAGCATGGTGGTCTCTGGGGTCCATGCCTTCTCCAGCGTCTCGCGCCAGTTGGGGAGAAGGACCTCGTCTAAATCCATTGAGATGCAGATCCGCGCCTCTGGAGGGACGTAGGACAGCGCCATGTTCCGAGCGAGATCGAACCGCCACGGCGCCACGGCGATCTCGTTGACCTCGGCGCCTAGAGAACGCAGTATGTCAGGAGTCCCATCGGTTGAGCCGGTATCGCACAGGATCACGCGGTCAACGCCGACCATAGAGCGCATGAACCGCTCGGAGAACGTTGCTTCATCTTTGCAGATCCCGTAGACGCAGATCATTTCAGCCCCAATGAGTGGGACAAACCACCGGCGATGGCCTTCCAGGTA